AGATGCAGAAGACCTTCATTCGCAGCGGGCACAAGATCGTAGACCCGCCGCTGCTGCTCCATGATGATGGCGTCCTGGGCACCGGCTCCAAACAAGTCAGACTGACCCCCGGAGGGCTGAACTATGGAGGGGTCGATGCCCAGGGCAGGCCACTGGTGGTGCCGCTCCAGACGGGAGCACGCCTCGACATTACCGAGGGGATGCTCGAGAAAGAGCGCGAGGTCATCAATGACGCTTTCCTCGTGACCCTCTTTCAGATCCTGGTTGAGCAGCCGCAGATGACCGCGACCGAGGCATTGATCCGCGCCCAGGAGAAGGGGCAGTTGCTTGCACCCACCGTGGGCCGGCAGCAGTCCGAGATGCTGGGCCCGCAGATTCACCGGGAGTTCCACATTCTGGGCCGGCAGGGATTCCTGCCCCCGCTCCCTGCCGTCCTGGCCGAGGCCGAGGGCGAGTATGAAATCACCTACGAGAGCCCCGCTATGCGCTTCCAGCGCAGTGAGGAACTGGTAGGGATTCAGAGGACGCTGGAGATTGCCGCCCCGTTTGCCCAGGCTGACCCCAGCGTCCTCGCCATATTCAAGCCGGACGAGGTGATTCGCCTCGCGGCTGAGATCAACGGAGCGCCCACGGACATCCTGCGGACGCCGGACGAGATGGAAGAGATCCAGGCGCAGCAGGCCCAGCAGGCTCAGCAGCAGCAGATGCTCGAGGGCATGACGCAGGCAGCCCCGGCCATGAAGGACATGGCGCAGGCGCAGGCGGCACTGCCAGCGGAGGCAGGCGTTGGCGTTACGTGATGCGCTGCTCGCGCGGGCGCAGGCATACCGGGAGACGTTTGGCGGGGAACGGGCCAGCGAGGTGCTGGCGGATCTTGAGCGGTTTTGTCACGCCAACGCGACCACGCACGTCGAAGGCGACTCGCACGGCACGGCGCAACTGGAGGGGCGGCGGCAGGTGTGGCTGAGAATCCAGGGATATCGGGCGCTGAACGAGATCCCCGAGATGGAGGAGCAAGCGGACATTGAAGAATAGGCGCGGCGAGTACTCGCGGGCGTGCGGGTGCCACGACCGGGAAGCGCACCCCCACCGCTTTGGGCCGGAACTCCACTGTGAGAAGTGCGGCGAGTCCTGGTGGGCTCACCAGAACAACGGGGAAGGCGTCCCCTGTACTGACGCCGCGGAGGAAGAGGATGGCCGAGGAGCAAGCAGCACCGGCACCGGCTGAGAGCGCACCCGAGGTCGAGGTGAGTGCGCCGAGTTGGACTGATGGACTGGGCGAGGATGCCCAGGGCTACGTGGAGAACAAGGGGTGGACGGGGGCCGAGCAGATGCTCGACAGCTACCGGAACCTCGAGAAGTCGATGGGCGCACCCGCAGACCAGATCCTGCACCTCCCGAAAGAGGATGCGGGGGCTGAGGAGTGGGGCGCGGTGTACAGCCGTCTGGGCAGACCGGAAGACCCGAGCGGCTACGAGTTCAGCGGGCCCGAGGTGCCCGAGGGTGGGATTGACCTGACGCCTGATCTGGCGACCTGGGCCCACGAGGCGGGTCTGTCGAAGGCGCAGGCGCAGGCCATCTATGCGAAGTACAACGGGCGGCTGGACGAGGTGAGCCAGGAGTTTGCCGCGCAGCGTGCGGAGCAGAATGCAGCAGACGAGCAGGCTCTGCGGAAGGAATGGGGCGGTGCCTGGGAGGAGAACATAGCGGCGGGTCGCAAATTCGCGCAGCAGTTCAACCTGGACAACGGCACGCTGGACAAGCTCGAGAGCGCCCTGGGCAAGCGGGGACTGCTGGAACTGGCGGCTGAGATTGGCCGAGGATTGGGGGAGCACGCGATGCCGAACGACCGGGAGCAGGACACGGGTGCCGGCAGCACGTTTGGCATGACCCCAGCAGCGGCCAAGGCGAAGATCGCAGACCTGACCTTGGATCAGGATTTCATGGGCCAGTACCTGGACGGGCGTCCCGAGGCTGTGGCCCGGATGACCCGATTGCACTCTTTAGCCCACCCCGAGGTTGCGAGCAGCGAAAAGGCGTGATACGGGGAGGGGTGAACCACCGTTAGACCATTGAACCACGGCCCCGGTGTGGCACCCGGGTAAGCCTTCCAGCCAACGACATCGGCCCCGGTGTGGCACCCGGGCAAGCCCTGGAAGCCGTGCATTTCAATGAAGGCCCCGCCATCGGGCGGATAAGCCTCGCAAGGCGCATCTGCGCCATGACTCGAGGACTATCCCAATGTCAAACCAAGTAACGACTGCCTTTGTGCAGCAATACTCGACGAACGTCGCTCATCTGCTTCAGCAGAAGGGCTCGAAACTCCGCGACAGTGTGATGACGAGCACCGCCACGGGCAAAGCAGCGAAGGCTGTGGAGCAGGTGGGTGCAGTCAACGCGCAGAAGCGAACCACGCGCCATGCGGATACGCCGCTGATCTCCACCCCGCACGATGCACGCTGGGTCTTCCCGGTGGACTACGAGTGGGCGGATCTCATCGATGACCAGGACAAGGTGCGGATGCTCATCAATCCGCAGTCACCCTACGCGGTGAATGGCGCGTATGCCATGGGCCGTGCCATCGATGACGAGATTCTCGGCGCGTTCTTCGGCACTGCGAAGACCGGCGAGAACGGCACCACGGACGAAGCCTTTTCGGGCAACACCGTGACAGCCGGATCAACGGGTGCGCTCGAGATTGGTCAACTTCAGGAAGGCAAGCGGATTCTCATGGAGAACGAGGTCGATCTTGACAACGATCAGATCTTCATGGCGATCACCGCAGCGCAGCATGAAGACCTGCTCGGCATGACCCAGATCCAGACCATCGACAGCAACAACACGAAGGTGCTGGTGGATGGCCGGGTGAGGTCATTCCTGGGCATCAACTTCATCACCACGGAGCGCATTCCGGGTGCTGGGGACGATCCGACACTTTGCCCCATGTGGGCGAAGAGTGGGATGCACCTCTGCGTGTGGAATGACATCACCACCAAGATCAGCGAGCGCGAGGACAAGAGCTACGCCACGCAGGTCTATCTCAAGACCACCATCGGGGCCACGCGCCTCGAACTCGGCAAGGTCGTGAGGATCCAGGCCGACGTTTAGTACCGCCCAATGACATAAGGGGGCCGGTGCGGAGTCGTGCCGGCCCCTGAGTGTCACAGGAACAAGGAAACAAACTCATGGCAGGACTATTTTTCTCGGAACTATTTGCAGAAGCATCGACGCCGACAACTCTGGACAGCCAAAAGAGGGCCCCGGCTGGTGTGTCTCATGGGCGCAAGAGGTACGCGAGGGCGGAAGTCCTCACGACCGCAACGCTCACAACCGACACAGCGGCCAGCCAGATCCGCCTGAAGCAGTTCAAGAGCGGCGACAGAATCCACAAAATCACAGTCCACAACACCGCGGACGGTGGTAGTGGCGCTGTGAACATGGGGATCTGGAAGTCCGGGACAGCGCATGACGGTGCCGTCGTAGACGCGGACATCTTCCTGGCTGCCCAGGCGGTATCCGGTGCTTCAGCGGCGGGTGGTATCGAGGGTTTCACGGACGGGGCTCTGGATGACTTCGATAGGGGGAAGACGCTCTGGGAGTTGAACGGTGATACCTCAGACCCGATGGAAGACTGGGACGTGGTCATTACGGCCACCGCCACGGTTGCCACCGCACAGAACTATGTCGTGGAGTTCGAGTACACGAGCGGCGACTAGCACCACGGGGGGGAGCCGATAGCGGATGCCCAGCAGCGTAGACATATGCAACAGGGCGCTTAGCCGTGTCGGTGAGGCGCGGATCACTTCATTAACGGATGACACCAAGCAGGCCAGGGCTTGCAACGGTGCCTATACGCACGTCCGTGATGAGGTGCTCCGCGCACACCCCTGGAATGCCGCCATTGCGCGGGCGTCCCTGGCGAAGCTCGCCACCTCCCCGGCTTTCGGGTATGACGATGAGTATCAACTCCCGGCCGACTGTCTGCGCGTTGTCGAGGTCTATGACACGACACTGCCCTGGGTAGTCGAGGGCAAGAAACTCCTCTCTGACGAAGGCTCACCGCTCTCGATCCGCTACGTGCGGCGCGAGGAAGACCCCAACCAATGGGACTCGCTGCTGGTGAGTGCCGTCGCTGCGCGTCTGGCGATGGAGCTTTGCGAGGAACTCACGCAGAGCAATACGAAGCGCGAGATCGCTACGCGGGAGTACGAGGAACTGCTTTCACGGGCCCGGATGGCAGATGGGCAGGAGCAGAGCCCGATGCCCTTCGAGGAGGATGCCTGGATAAACGCGAGGTACTGACTTGGCAAAAGCCTCGACAATCCAGTCATCATTCAACGCGGGCGAACTGAGCCCCACGCTCGAGGGTCGCGTGGACTTGGCGAAGTATGCCAACGGCTGCGCGAAGATGGAGAACTTCTATCCGCTGGTGCAGGGCGGGGCACGCAAGCGCAGTGGCACCCGCTTTGTGTCCGAGGTGAAGGACAGCGCCAACCTGACGCGCCTGATCCCCTTCGAGTTTGGCACCACCCAGGCGTACATCCTCGAGTTTGGCAATCTCTACATGCGCGTCTACAAGGACGGCGGCACGGTGCTCGCTGGTGCGGGCCCTGCGGTCTACGAGATCGCCACGCCTTACTCGTCTGCGAGCCTGGACGCGATCCAGTTCGCGCAGTCGGCTGACGTTCTGTATCTGGCGCACCCGGACTACAATCCGCGCAAGTTGTCTCGCACGGCGCATGATGCGTGGACGCTGAGCCTGATTACCTTCGACCATGTTCCCTTTGAGCCGCAGAACCTGGACACCACGCTGACGGTCTATGCCAGTGCGGCTACCGGGACAGGGATCACGCTCACTGCAAGCTCGGCCCTCTTCGTGTCTTCGATGGTGGGCGGGCAGTTCAAACTCTCCGAGATCGTGGGCAGCAATCACGGGGTATGGGAATCCCGCTCGGATAACACCAGTTATAAGGGGGCGCTTACCCCAGCGGACACTGGCGGCTCGGACACGGTTTACTTCGAGGGGAACGTGTACCTGCTCCAGTCCAAGGGTGGGGCCACCAAGACCGGCACCAGCGCGCCGATCCACGACACGGGCACGGAGTCCGATGGCAAGTGGGATTGGACGTTCCACCACGCTGGCGAGGGGTACGTGACGATCACGGCCGTAGCGGTGGACGGGTTGACGGCCACGGCCGACGTGGTGAAGCGTTTGCCGGCCAGTGTGGTGGGCGTGTCTGGGGCGACGCACCGCTGGGCGCATGGGGCCTGGACAGGAAAGAACGGCTACCCGCGCACGGTGTCCTTCTTCGAGGATCGCCTGTGGTGGGCAGGCACGGCGAACAACCCGCAAACCCTGTGGGCGTCCAAGACCAGCGAGTACGAGAACCACCACATTGTAGACCTAGACGAGTCTGCTCTGATCTTCACCCTGAATACCGATCAAGTCAATGTGATCGAGTGGATCAATGCCGGGAAGGTGCTGATGATTGGCACCGCAGGCGGCGAGTTTGTGGTATCGGCCGCGACTGAAACCGAGGCATTGGTGCCGGGCAATGTCCGCGTGGTGCGGCATTCCACCTATGGCAGCAAGACCAAGGTGGCCCCGGTGCGTGTCGAGCAGGTGCTGCTCTTCGTCCAGCGGTCTGGGCGCAAGGTGCGGGAGCTTGTCTTCGATGACACGGTGAACGCCTACGTGGCCCCAGACATGACGATCCTGGCCGACCATGTGACGCTGGGCGGGATAACTCGCCTGGCCTTCCAGCAAGAGCCCAACCGGATGCTGTGGGGGACGCTCGCCAATGGGGGGCTGGTTTGCTTCACCTACGAGCGG